AAACCGCATGGGTGAAAGGCGCAATCAATGCGTGCGAAGAAGCACTAGAACAACCAGAAGAACCAAGATTAGTGTCATACGCACCTGATGGCTCTTCTTGCACATTAAACATTGATGGCAAGGAAGTTTATTTTAATCGTGAACAACCAGCGCAAGAACCTGTGGCTTGGATGAAAAGTGCATTAGATAATGCTAGAGATGTTTGTAAATATCTTGACCATGATATGGTTAAAGAAGCAAAAGCCCATACTAAATTCTTTTGGGGTGACATTGATAAAATTAAGGAGGATGAAGAAGCACTAGAACAACCATCGCAAGAACCTGTGGCTACTGTTGCTGTAGATAATTTTGGTAACATTTCTGTTGGTTGGATTAAAAATCCAAATCATAACGATAAACTCTACACCCACTCTCATCAATGGCAAGGATTAACTGATGATGAGATAGATGCTGAAGCATTAAAAGATGATGGTGCTGCTTACTTTGCTTTAGGTGCTTTATGGGCAAATAAAAAGCTAAAGGAAAAGAATCATGGCTAATGCTACCCCACTTACTAGAAAGCAATGGCTAGAACTTTTGCGTAAGTTATGGCAAGAGTCATTATTGGAAGCATTTTATGAAAAAGAAGATTCTAAAGATGGCTTGCCTTTAATATCTAAAAAGGAAAAGAATTATGACTAAAGACGAAGCATTAAAGATGGCGATAAATACATTATGTAATTGTGGATTACAAATTGGCGGACAGGCTTTAATATCACCTTACATTCATGAAACTGTATACGTTTGCAATGAAGCACTAGAACAACCAGCAGAACCAAGATTAGTGTCATACGCACTTGATGGTTCTACTTGCACATTAAACATTGATGGTGAAGAAGTTTATTTTAATCGTGAACAACCAGCGCAAGAAGTTGAATGTAGCAACCATCCCGATGCACCACATGGATTTTGTAGGGATGCAAGTCATAGTGCTGGAAGATATGTATGTGAATGTGAAGGATGGCAAGTAGAACAACCAGCGCAAGAACCTGTGGGTTGGCTTGACCCTAAACAAGATATAAATGAATGTTTTATTACGCATGAATTAAAAAAAGCACATGAGTTTCAAAATTCGTATGCTGGAAATTGGAACATTCCACTCTACACCCACCCTCATCAATGGGTCGGATTAACGGATGATGATGTTCATGAAATTTTAGGATATTGTGTGCCTGAACAAGATTTTATAGTTAAAGCCGCAATATATAAAACTGAAGCCAAGCTAAAGGAAAAGAATCATGACTAAAGACGAAGCATTAAAGATTGATTTATATTTAAGAAATCAGCAAATTCAACTTGATAAAGACAGATTAAAAACAGCAGTTGCTATGGGATGTCATCACATTGCTCATACAATAATTTCAAGATTTGTTCCATCTGAAATGTATAGTCAAGTGGTAGAACAAATGCAAAAGGATATTGATATTTATTTGGAATCAAGCTATGACTAACAAAGACGAAGCATTAAAAATGGCGCATAAAACATTTATGCAATTGAACGAAAGGTCACCACGAAAAAATGATGGTAGCGGTTACTTTGACAAAGAAATCAACGCTTGCAAAGAAGCACTGGAACAACCAGCAGAACCAAGACTAGTGTCATACGCACCTGATGGCTCTACTTGCACATTAAACATTGATGGCAAGGAAGTTTATTTTAATCGTGAACAACCAGAAGGCAAAGAGTTTTTTGAAAGAGGTAAAGAAATAGCACGATGGGCTGATAAGCAAGCGCAAGAACCTGTAGGCGTAGTGTCATGGCATGAAGGAGCAGTTATGGGTTCAATTTTTCCATCAAGTAATATGCCTAAAGATGGAGATAAACTCTACACCCACCCTCATCAATGGCAAGGATTAACGGATGATGAGATAGTAGATTGGTTTGAAGAATGTTTTGGGCATGATGAAATAAGTGAAACTACAATGTGGTTTGCTAAAAGACTAGTGGATGCTATAAAGGAAAAGAATGATATTAAATGATTTGCCTATCAATCATGAGCTACGCAATAAGCCATTGATTGAGATAGGTGCAGAGTATCAGATTAAAGATAGCAAGATGTGGAATAAGGTAATGCCAGCTTTTGGTATCGCCAAGAAAACATTTAATGACCTAGCCCCAGTATGGACTACATGGGATATATGGAGAGTAGCAAATGAAGATTGATATTGAATTAGATGGTAATGATTATATGTTAAGTATGTTTGAAGCTATTACTGTGCAGAACTTAGAATGGGATTTGACGCAATGGAAATTGGCAACCTATGTGCATCCTAACGATGAGAAAAACCATAAGAAACGTATCAAAGCTGCCAAAGTATTGCTTAAGTATTACAAAGGTGAAGAATAATGGATACTAAACACTATGAATTACTTGGAGCGTATGTAAAGGATTTAGTACAGTCAGGACGTATTAACTCTATCACAACAGCAGAGTTTGGTCGTATCATTGAGAAGTATGTGGCAACGTTAGAGATTGAATATCAACGTGATATGAGGGACGCAAACAATGGAAAGGGAAATTAATATGATGACATCATTCTACGGCATGAAACACGATGAGAAGGCTTACGCTAAGTTACTTAAACGTGTAGAGGCAATCAAACAAGCAATGGGCAACAAATATTTGTTGCATACAACAAACCATAAAACTAAAAAGGAACAATCATGATTATCGCATTATGGTCTGTAATAATTTTGTTAGCTGTTGCAATATGGGCATGTATTTGCAGTGGTCGTAATTACCAAGATAGTATTGTTAGTTTGGAATATCGCATGGAAGGCATGGTGCATAAGACTGATAGCCAAGCTAAACAGATTGAAGAATTAGAAAGATTAGTATGGAAGCACAGCTATGGCATTAGGTTTGTTGAGAGTGACATAGAAGTAGTTAAGAATAAACTTAAGAAGAACCATAAAAAATAATGTGGGTGCTGCTTGATTTTGACGGCCAGCCGTTACGTTACTATAACTATCCAGCTCAGGGAACAATCAAGGTAGAAGAACAGAAACTTACCTTTGATGAAATGATTAAATTACTTGGAGAATGTTTACTATGAACAAATTACTAATCGCCTTATTGCTTGTGTCGGCAACGGCATACGCTGAAGACCACACAGTACCACCAACAGGTGTTGTTGCTACTACTGACAAGGCTAAGCTATGCGTATCAGGCTACTCAGCTACAGTCCGCCCACCAGTATCTTATACTAACAAGCTCAAGGTTAAGTGGACACCATTAGGTCATAAGCCATCAGAGTATGAACTAGACCATTACATCCCTATCGCATTGGGTGGCAGCCCAACCGATCCTAACAATCTCTGGCTACAGAAATGGGATGACGCAAAGGTTAAGGACGTACAAGAGAACCTATTACATCGTGATCTATGCAAAGGTATCTACACAGTAGAACAAGTGCAACAGCATGTAAGGACATGGAAATGACACAAGTTATCTACGATAAATGGTTAAACGGATCTCTTATCAAGCATGAAATCACAGAGGATGAGAATGGTCATCCAACATGGCGCATTAAAGATAGCTGGGTCGGTTTAACTGATGAAGAGATAGATGCAATCATGGATGATGAAACAGTAATAGATATTGCTCGTGCTCTTGAAGCCAAGCTAAAGGAAAAAAATCATGGATAAAATGCAGAAGCTAAACCGCAAAATGCTCAAGGCTTGGGCATTGCATAAGGTAAAGAAAGCCAAGAAGCTATGGTGGAAAATGATTGAACTTACATTGAAAAGGAAAAGCCATGTCAAATAGCCTACAAGATTTAGAGCAAGAAGTATTACAGTGTTGGGGCGTGACGGAAGACTTAAAGCTATTTGCTGAAGAGTATAAGCACTGTGATATAGACGTTTATAACAAGGCTTTAGGTCTAGCTTATGTATACGAAATGCGGTTCAATAAAGCATGGATTACATATGAAAAATTAGTAGAAGAACATTACAAAATGCGTAAGGAGAATAACAATGGCAACGAAGAATGATATTACTGGTGATGAGCTTATCAGCAAGATGAACTCACAAGCATTTAGAGATAACTTTGATCGCATCTTTGGTGTAAAGAAGAAAGAACGTTATGTACCACCACCTTTGCCAACGACTGAAGAAGTTAAAGCTGAGGTAAAACCTACCACTTTAATTTATAAACCTTCTGATTTAAAGGAAGCAGGAATAACTTTAGAAGACTTAGTAAAGATGGTGAAAAAATGAGCTGGAACTATAGGGTCATGGAGTTTGATGACATTGATGAAGGAAAGTATTTTGAGATTAAAGAAGTCTACTACAATCGTGATGGTTCTCTTATGGGATACTGTGATGCTACTGTCAGTGGTGGCTCTCTTAGTGAGCTTGTGGACGTCCTCAACATGATGAAAACGGATGCACACAAGTCAGTATTGCGTCCAGAAGATTTTAAAAAAGATGTAAGTGACTGATTAAATATTACAAAAATAAGTATTGAAAAAGTCAACAATTTTATTTTATTTTTCTATAACAAGAACGCTTCAAAACACTATTAAAAGCGTCTAGAATTACAACATCAACGAGGGGTTTTAAAAAATGCAGACAGCACGGCAAGGGACTTCTATTCCCCAAAGTTATGACGAAAAAGACCATAAAATCATGGAGTTATCAGACACCATTGTCTCACTAGATGAAGAGATAACGGTGTTAAAAGATATTGTAGCTTCAAAAAAATGGGATGCCACAGAATTTGAACAAGACTATATATTGGAGGTAGTAAACGAGCTAAGGCAGCAGATAAAAATACTAGAGATTGATAATCAAGCACTTAGAGAAAGCCGTGATATGTATCAGCATCGGAATGCTGAATTGATTAGAACGGTAAACGGATTAAAGAAAAAACTACAAGCGTAGCCCAAACTAGAGGGTATCTAGAAGCAGAGGAAAAATAATGGGTCTTGAATTACGAGAACACCAGCAAAAAGTGATTGAACAATTAAGAGATGGGTTCAAAGAGGGACATAGATCACAGCTACTATACGCACCAACAGGCTTCGGTAAGACAGAGATTGCTATCTATCTTATGCAAGCATCCGCAGAGAAGTCCAACCGTTCCGCCATGATACTAGATCGTATCGTATTGGTAGACCAAACAAGTGGACGATTAGATAAGTACGACATCAATCATGGTGTCTATCAGTCAGACCATTGGAAGTTTAACTCCACAGAAAAGATACAAGTATGCTCAGCCCAAACACTAGAGCGTAGAAAAGAATTCCCCGATACTGATTTACTAATTGTAGATGAGTGTCATATCACCCGTAAGAAGATCTCAGAGCTGATTAAGAACAACCCAAAGCTCAAGGTCGTAGGTCTTACTGCCACACCATTCACCAAAGGTCTCGGTGAGTTATATACCAATGTCGTATGTGGTACAACAACAGAAACGCTCGTCAACAACAAGTGGTTAGCACCACTTAAAGTCTTTATTGCTAAAGAGATTAACATGACAGGGGCTAAGAAGCTCGCTGGTGAGTGGTCTCCAGATGTAGTAACAGAACGTGGTATGCAGATTACAGGCGACATCGTGCAAGAGTGGATTAAGAAAACCCATGAAGTCTTTGGTAGACCACGCAAGACTATCGTATTCTCAGCAGGAGTTCAGCATGGTGAGGACTTAGTACGTCAGTTCGCAGCTCAAGGTTATAACTTTGTATCCGTATCTTATAAAGATGAGAGCGATTACAAGCGTCAAGTCATTGAAGACTTCAGTAAGCCTGACACCACCATACATGGATTGATTGCAACAGACATCTTAACTCGTGGCTTTGATGTGCCAGATGTCATGATTGGTGTATCTGCTAGACCATTTAGCAAGTCACTTAGCTCACACATTCAGCAACTAGGTCGTGTGATGCGCCCCCATCCTGATAAAGAGTTTGCATTATGGCTAGACCATAGCGGTAACTTCTTACGTTTCCGTGATGATTGGGACAACGTATACGCAGATGGTGTGAAAGAGTTAAACGAACAGACAAGAGAAACCACCAAGCGTGAACCCACAGAGCGTGAGAAGAAAGAAGCTAAGTGTCCAGTATGCCAAGCCTTATGGATTAAAGGATCAGATACTTGCACAGAGTGTGGCCACGTTAAGAAGCGTATGCAGTTTGAAGCCGTAGCAGGAGAGATGCTAGAGCTAACCACGCACGGACGGGTAGAGAAAGATGATAAGCAGTCATTCTATTCAGAGTTACTATATCTAGCAAGGGAGAAGAATTACAACCCTCATTGGGCTGACCATAAGTATAAGGAGAAGTTCGGTGTATGGCCGAGAGGATTAAATTATGTCACCAAGTCTCCGACAATCAACACGATGAATTGGATTAAGCATAAGCAGATTGCGTACAGTAAGGCTATTAAGAAGATGGATAGGAGAGTGGCATGAGATTTGAAGACTTTGCTAAAGCACATGGCATTATCATTGACAGGCTAGTCATGCACAAGAACATGAGAGTGCCAACCACCGACCATCCACGCAAGCGTAACGGAACGTATAAGTTCTTAGGTCATGTAGGATTTGTACGCAACTTTGCCACGATGGATAAGCCTGCCGTATGGTTTGATGACACTAACACCATCACCCCAGAGATGCGTATTAAGTCTATAAAGGACTATGATAAGCAACGTAAGCTAGATGCTGACAAGGCATCCAAAAAAGCAGGATGGATAATGCACCAAACTAGCCTAGACTTCCACCCTTATCTAGCAAGCAAGGGATTTGAGTATGAAGTAGGTAACGTATGGGACACAGGCACAGAGAAGTTATTAGTTATACCTATGCGGATCGGTACTCGTCTCGTAGGTTGCCAACTCATCAGCGACAAGGGGAATAAGAAGTTCCTCTACGGACAGACTTCTAAGGGCGCAACTCTTACCATGAACGCAAAGGGATTTCCCATTTTTTGCGAGGGGTATGCAACTGCTCTCTCCGTCAAAGAAGTGTTGAAGGCGAGCAACATCCCTTATTGCATCCACGTTTGCTTTAGTGCAAACAATATGGAGTTCATAGCAGGGCAGTTCAGCAACGGCATCGTGATCGCTGACAACGATGACAGCCATACTGGAGAGTTCGTGGCTAAAAAGACAGGCAAGCCATACTGGATCAGCCCCACAGTCGGGGAGGACTTTAATGATTTTCATAAGAGAGTAGGCACATTCCAAGCGTCTAAGTCATTAAGAGAGATATTAACACAGTATAAGTTAGCAGCATAAAAAAAGGCTACCCGAAAGTAGCCTCATGCTCATCACTTAAATTAGTTATGTCTCATCTCCTTGTATACCTGCCAAGCCATCACTTGTAGGTGAGCACCCGTACTCTCGCTAAAGTCTACACCCATGCAAGCCATCTCATTCTGCACCGATAGAGCCGTACGCATAGGGATATTTAGCCACTCGCTTATCCATTTAGTGTAGATATTCATTAGTCAAAGTCCTCCACGCTATATAAATGTACCTCATGCTCATCGGTAAATGGTTTTTCACAAATGACATATCCAAGTCTATTAACAAAGTGATAGCCACTTGTTAGCCATCCGTTTTCTCCATCATCGCAATATGTCCATATATTTTCATTAGGTTGCGCCTTAACAAAATCAAGCTCATCCCCATACGTTTCATACATACAACCATCTAGGCTTGCATTGTCATCTAAATGGTTTTTAATTGGTTTGTATGTTACTTCCCATAAGCCTTCATCCATTTTCCACCTCCTCGTTTAATGCTTCAATTGCATCCAATATGCAACTATCAGCGACTGACATTAAATGCTCTACGTTTCCATCGTTAATGTCTTGAGCATAGCCATATATACGCTCAAGTATCCTTTGCGCTTGATCTAAATCACTCAACATATCACTTCTCAATACGTTATTAGTCATGATTAACCCCTTATCTATTAAAATGTGCATCAATGCGTTGGACTACCTCTAAATAGTATTCACATCTGCCTCCATTATTCCCACTGTTATAATCCTCCACATCTCCCATCTCTTCACCAACACGGCAAAACTCCGTAGCTAAACCAAACTCATCAGCCAATTGGTAAAATTCATCCCATCTTTGCACTTCCTCGTACTCGTTATACCATTTCATATAACTTAAATTGAGATAAAGAATTTCATACTTATCATTCTTTTCATCAGTTAAGTCGTTTCCAAAATCCTCACGCACTTGGTTATACAAGTCAAAGCAAGCCATCTTAAACTCTTTCATTTCCTCAGCCGTGCCGTATATCAAACTCTTTACTTCGCTTCTGTAACCCATTTCATTCTCCTTAAAAATAGCCTCAAGCTCATCACTTATATTTTCTTGCGCTTGTATCCGTGAATACAACCAAGTCACCATTTTGGATTAAGCGTATAACCCATTCAGCAACTCCGCTATATTCATCGGGGTGTCTGCACCAAGATAAATACTCCTCGTACTCGTCAATCAATTGAGGATAAGTCAATTGGTCTTCTACATCGTAATACATGGTAAACCTCCTCGTTTTGGCTAATATCAGCCCCATAGCGCACCGCAATACGCTATGAAAAGATACTAAACAATAGAGCCGTCCGTATAAAACTCGTAATTATTAGAGATTAAAAACTCATCAATATGCTCATTGCCGTATTGATACTCTAAATCATTGCGCCACCCTTGAAAGCCTGCCTCAACTGCCTCATTGAAAGCGTGAAAAGCATTGCCCGTACGCTTAAATTCATCATGAAACGTATACCAAAGGTCATAATCAAGACAATATCCCGTTAATTCCTTACGCTCTCTAGGTACATCCTTAAGTTTTAAGCCTCTAAAATTGCTAGGTTCTGCATCTGTTCTAAAATAATATGTCCATGCGTCCACTTGATAATCTTTAAGTGTTACATCAAACTCATTACAAAAAGCCTTGATACTGCCTAAACTTTCCTCGCACCAAAACCAATCCATATGGTTACGATACCAATCTCTAGCCTTATCTTTTGCGCTATCCTCAAGCTCATCAAAAGTATAAACCTCATAAGTAGCTAATCTCATCATCAAATCCTTTCAATCTTAATTACAAACTCATCGTTTAACTTGATATACGCAAACTCATAATTTACTTCTGCATCGGGAAACTCTCGGATAAAGTCTATGTCGCAATTGTTACTAAATAACATATCGTAAACTCCATCCGCTATGTCACTCTCGTAATACCTTTCCGCATATATCCTTTTTTGCGCTTGTAGATAATCAGTTACCGCCTTCAAAAACTCACACGCTTCAACTGGTGACATCTTTGCAACTGCCTCCATCACTTTCTCGTGTTTAATTTCCATCTCAAGCCTCCACTAATTCATAATCTAAAACCTTAAAATCAAAGTTACTGTCTTTTAATTCGTCAAGCTCACTTACTCCTTTGTCGCAAAAGTAAAATATTTTATGGTCTGGAATACCGAAACAATCCTCCTCTATGTCATCAGCATCATCTAGGTTACCGCCAAAGCTAAAATAACAATCATTCACTATGTGATTGTCATCTAGCCACTGAATTGTTGCGTATGCGCCTCTGTAATTCATTTTGTAATCTCCCTATATGTTTGAAAATGTCTGATAGTATCCATGTCTTGAATTCCAACAGTGTCTAGCCTTACTTGCATAGGAAACTCATTGAAAACATCCACAATACGGGATAAATGCGCCTCCTCTGTATCTGTACCAATAAAATAAACAATGTCGTTCGGTCTAAATTGCCTCATGCTCATCACTCCTCCTCAATAACACCTTCATCCAAGCATACATTAACAAAGGCTTCTGCTTTGCCCTCGTCAGCCATTACCGCATAGACTAATTGCTCTTGTATGTGCAAAAAGTCCTCAAACTCTAATACACCTTGCCATTCATAGTTATCAACAAGGCGACTAACCGCCCATTCAACCTTATCAAATAGCTTCATGCTCTGCCTCCTTTATCTGTTCAACCTCTGATATATCACTTTCAATGTGTTGCGGGTCTGACCAATCAATGTCATTCCAATCAAAAGCCGTCAGCGCATCATCCTTGCTATCAGCTTCCACTGTTATTGTGTAATAACTACTGCTTTTTATAGTCACATAAAATTTAGCCATTTTTAGCCTCGTGCTTATCTATATAAACTCTTGTATATGCTCGCTCTGCGTTTAGGTGCATTGCATGGCGCATTATTTGAAAAATAGCGTATTCCATGATTAACCCCCTAAAAGCCATAGGCGCATAGATAAGTCAGCGCAAAGATTGATAAATATATGAGAATAAGCAAGTTTCCCGCCTCTCTGTTGAACTGTCTCTCCGTCCTCATTGTGTAACCTCCTCTAGTGTTTGTGTGAGTGTCTTAACATCCTTGAAAGGTACTAATTCACTCTTACTAAAATAAAAAACTCTGGATGGATTTTCCAATAATCTAGCCGTACGAGTAGAAGTCTTTATAAACTCCGTCCCGTTTTGCTTAAAGCCTGCGCCCAACTGTATGCGCTCAAAAGATACAAACATAATTAAACTCCATAATTAAAAACAGTCACATCAACCTTGAAGCCTAAATCCTCAAGCCATGATTGAACTTCATACCTTAAGGCTCTTGCAGACATCAAATCGGGATTGTTTTCGTCCTCGTATGCCATAGACAAATCAATTGTAACTCTATAGCGTAACTCCTTAATTGGCTCATGCTTACTCATGTTGTAACCTCCTCAAGTTATCGGCTAATGTCAGCCCTCTAACCCTCTCAACCGAAAGGGCTAGAAAATGACATTAACAAGTGCGGAAGTAGTAGCCGTTAGCTTCTACATAATCAAACATGATATTTCGTGCCGTCATCTCCCAATCAATCACAATGTAATTAGGCATATTTTCGGGAATATCTCCGCAACTCTCCAAAAGTTCGGAAACAAAATCTATATCGTTGTTATATTGCCCTTGATAAGCATCGTTAGCATCGTCAATCGTGGCTAAAACATCACCACTCGCCTCAATGTATGCCTCAAGCAATAGTTTTTCATCCTCATCTAAAGCCAAAAAATCAAAGAGTTCATCGTCAATACCGCTTTCACTATAAAAGCGTTTAGGGAAGCCCTCAAAGTCTTGGAACATAAACTCGGCATCGTCCTCATCTGCGTGTAGCTTTTGGCAATGCTCAATAAATGCCTCTTTATCCTTAAACTTATCTAAATCAACCCAAGCCCCCGCAATTGAGCCATTGTTATATTTTGCATAAGTGCCAACATATAATCTCGCCATGATTAAACCCCTTTAATTAGTAAGTAAATAAGAAAAACCCAACATACAACCGAAGCCCAAAAAACCAACCTATCGCCCAAGTCTCCCATTACATCGCCCCCAAGTAAGGCAAGTATTCGCCTTTTAAAAAGTTTTCCTCGCAGTCTCTTATATGTGCGCCCCAAGCCTTGACCTGCGCTTTAGTGATAGGCTCGTCCTGCTCTGCATAGATAGTCACGTTTCCTAGCGTGATAATCTTTAAGCTCTTAACTACTTGTGGCATTTTTGAGTATTTCATAATTAAACCCTTTCAACTGCATAACATGAACCAAAACTAACGACACGATATATAGTCTTATCGTAGTATTTAACAAATATATTTTTAAGACCTTTGTACGCTTCATCTATTGCAAAGTGTTTAGCATCCCATTCATGACTAAAGCACCAAGTAACACCGCCAACCTCAACTGTATAATTCATTTTTTAATCTCCTCTAGTAAATAACTCTTAATTTGCGATACTCCAAAGCCCATACGTTGTTTATGAATAAAGGCTCAATTTGATAATGTGCTTTATTCTTATCTATCCAATTACTGTAAGCCTTAAAGGTTCTAAACTTTTTCATCGTCCACATGGTTAAGCCTCTTTAGTTTTGTTGCTCATAAAATTTGCTATCTCATTTATAGCGTTCTGCGTTCTTTCGGCATCCTTGCTATCTAATAACTCGTTAATCAAAATCTCAAGTAAGAATAGGTTAGCGTTAGCCAATCGTGATTTTTGATTTAGTTTCACTTCCATAATAAACCCCTTTGTTTATATAGTAGCCGACCCAATACCGAGCTACCTACCGATATTAGACACTAAACAAATCCACAATGCAATACACTAAAACAAAATAATTTAAGGGATATATGAAAGGTTAAAACCGCCCAAAAGAGCGAAGCGATACAGTCATAGCCATGTAGTCATAGAGAGATACTCTAAAACGTCCTTAAAATTAAATAAAAGGCTAAGGCTAAGGTATCAACCTCATCAAAATAATGCGTTATAGAGCGATTATGAAAGCCGTTTTTCCTGTACGTTCGTACACTAAAGCCCTATTTCAAGCCTTCTCTGTACGTTCGTACAATGAGTGCAGCTCTCACCTATTCAAAACCTAAAACCGCCCATTAAGAGCGTAGCGATACAGTCCAAGTCAGACATCCGTATATAGAAGTAACATAGAGAGATATACAACTATCACCATATACATATATACATATCCCGTCCTTAACCTTGCCTCTTGCATAACTCACATTATGAGAATAATCTCCCTGTCAATTAAATACTCAATATGTACCTATTATGAAACTAACACGCAAACAGATAGCAGAGGGATTAAAACAACAGCCGATAGAGAAGCTACTCTTGGGCGCAGATAGTAAGACAACCACGCTCACCAAGAAGCAGAGAGACTTTGCAGAGAAAGTAGCTAACGGAGAACCAAAGGCTAAAGCATACAGAGAAGCATACAACTCCAACGGCAAACCAACCACGCAAGCCCGCAACGCTCACGAACTCGCAAACAACACCAACGTGCAAACAATGATAGAGCGATTGAAGCTGGCTAATGAAGCGACTGCATATCTTTTACCCGTTCATTTAAGAAGTCTTATCGTACAGAAACTGACTGAAAAAGCCCTAGACGACAACATCAAGACATCAGACCAACTGCGAGCCATTGAACTGCTAGGCAAACTCACAGAGGTTAGCGCATTTACAGAGCGCAAAGAGATAGTGAAGCAAGCCGACACAACAGAAGCGAAAGCAAAGCTCATCAACGCAATAGCAAACGCAATCAAACAGACCAATACATTAAGCGATGACAAGCGAGCATCAGCAGAAAGCCTCCTCAATGAGATAGCCAACGCAAGAGAGATGCAGACCGTAGAAGCCGAAACGCAAAACGATGACCAAGAACACGAAAACGCCCAGAGCGACACGCCACCCAGTGCCACCCCTCACTTTGAGCCTGACACCCACAGGCTTGCTATGCATACTATTCCAGACAAACAATTACCAACAAATGGCGTTCCAGACAAACAATCAGAAACAAATCCAGTTTCAGAAACGGATGGGCACCCTGGTGTGAATTCTGGGGAGGAAGAAGAGGATCGTTGGTGGGAAGATGCCCCCGTCACTGATTTAGATGACAATGTGGAAAAAAATATATAAAAAATTTTAGCGATTTAAGGACGAGAGATATGTGGGTTAGGTTATATGATCCTAGTGATAAGTGGTATATACGTAAGTTGAAGTCTATTAGGTGGAGACTTGCTGGACTGTTACGCAAGCTTAAGCGTGGTCCTAAGGGATTGGTGGCTTGGTGGAAGATGAATCGTAGGTGTAAGGAATTGAATAGGTTCTTATTAGCTGAGGCTGAAAGGGCAAGAATGGCACCTAAGTATCCTGACCCTATGCCTAAGGATGTGGAGGAGTTTGTCATGTGGGCTGAGAGTCATGGTGTACGGTTTGATAACCGTGTGACGAAGGTACATTATCCAATGAATTCTGTATATGGAGATATCAATGAGTGATCAATGGAAAGCAACAGAACAGGTTAAGTATATTAACAAGAATGGCCGTGAGGTTTTGCAGCAGCTGTGGGTTGAGGTGACGCAAGATGAGAATGGCGTATGGGTTCCTACGGGTAATACGAACTGGATGGAATGTCCAGATGGAACGTTAGAAAAATGACATCAGCGCAAAAAGAGATCTTCTTGGTCATTGATGAATGGTGGAAGATGTATGGCTTTGGCCCTACCGTGGATGATGTCATGCGTATTACGGGTGAAAAGGGTCGTGGTAATGTTGCCCGTAAGATGAAAACATTAATTGATTTAGGCGTATGTAAGGGTGTAAAGGGGAGAGCAAGATCTATACGTCCTGCGTATTTACGTGTTAGGAACATTGAATGAACTTAGAAGAACTGATTGCATTATTGCCACCAACGGAGCAAGCGGAGATTTATGCTCAGATGGAGAGCTTTAATGATTCTGTGGTACGGGAAAAGGGAAGAGATGACTTCTTAGCGTTTGTGCACACCATGTGGCCTACGTTTATTGATGGCCGTCACCATAAGCTGATGGCACAGAAGTTTGAGGAGATTGCCCAGGGCAAGACTAAGCGTTTGATTATTAACATGCCACCTCGTCATACTAAGTCTGAGTTTGCTTCTTATATGCTGCCTGCATGGTTCTTAGGTAAGTTCCCGAACAAGAAGATTATTCAGTGTTCAAACACAGCGGAGCTGGCTGTGGGTTTTGGTCGTAAGGTGCGTAACTTATTGGATAGTGAGATATATGCGAAAATATTCCCCGATGTCGGTCTTAGGGCTGATAGTAAAGCCGCTGGTCGCTGGTCTACTAATGCTAATGGTGAGTATTTTGCTATCGGTGTTGGTGGTACTGTTACTGGTAAAGGTGCGGATCTCCTCATTATTGATGACCCGCATTCGGAACAGGAAGCGAGACTAGCAGCACAAGATCCATCCGTATTTGATAATGTATACGAGTGGTATACCTCTGGTCCTCGTCAACGTTTACAACCAGGCGGTTCTATTGTGGTCGTAATGACACGCTGGTCTAAGCGTGATCTGACTGGCAAGATCTTACAATCTATGGTGGATCGGGACGGTGAAGAGTGGGAGATCATTGAGTTACCTGCTATCTTGCCAAGTGATAAACCTTTATGGCCAGAGTTCTGGTCGTATGAGGAATTGGATGCCCTAAGGACGGAGTTACCATTACCTAAATGGCAAGCCCAGTACCAACAGAACCCAACTTCTGAGGAAGGTGCGCTGGTTAAGCGTGAGTGGTGGCAGGTTTGGGAAGGTGAACGTCCACCACCTTGTGAGTTTATTATCCAATCTTGGGATACGGCATTTACTAAGAATGAGCGTTCTGACTTTTCAGCCTGTACAACGTGGGGAGTTTTCTATAAGGATGAGGATCACAACGATCCCAATATCATTCTATTGGATGCCCTTAAAGAGCGTATGGAATTTCCTGAATTAAAACAACGAGCTATGGATATGTACAAGGAATGGCAGCCAGATGCGTTTATTGTGGAAGCAAAAGCGTCAGGTGCACCGCTAGTATTTGAGCTTAGACGTATGGGAATTCCTGTACAAGAGTTCACCCCAGTACGTGGTAACGATAAGATTTCTCGTTTGAATGCGGTGACAGACCTGTTTGCCTCAGGTAAAGTGTGGGCACCACGTAAGAGATGGGCAGAAGAAGTGGTTGAAGAGATTGCTGCCTTTCCTAACTCAGATCACGATGACTTGGTGGATAGTTCCACGCAAGCATTATTGCGTTTCCGTAAGGGCGGATTTATTCCGTTACCCTCTGATTATGAAGATGATCCTGTAGAATTTAAACGTAAACGTGCCTACTATTAAAATTACCGCATATAATGTATTATTCGCAATTAGTCAACACCACTTTTTAGGAATTAATAATGTCTATAGATAAAGCAGTATATTCAGCACCTTTAGGACTTGGTGCAATTCAAACACCAGATATTGAAATTGAAATCACAGATCCAAATGAGGTTGAGTTAGATGAGCCTGCTATTGCGGATGGCGAAGAATTTGATGCCAACCTTGCAGAATATATTCCTGAGTCTATCCTGACCCAGTTAGCTGGTGACCTTGTTGGTGATTATGAGTCTGACGTAGACTCACGCAGAGATTGGATTCAGACGTATGTAGATGGCCTTGAGTTGCTTGGCTTGAAGATTGAAGAACGCAGTGAGCCTTGGGAAGGTGCGTGTGGTGTGTACCATCCTATTTTGGCTGAAGCTGTTGTTAAGTTCCAATCTGAAACTATCATGGATACGTTCCCAGCAGCTGGTCCATGTAAGGGCGAGATCATTGGTAAAGAAACGCCAGAGACTAAGGATGCAATGTCTCGTGTTGTAGATGACATGAACTATGAACTAACAGATCGTATGATTGAGTTCCGTTCAGAACATGAGCGTATGCTTTGGGGTACTGGTCTTTCAGGTAACGGCTTTAAAAAGGTTTACGTTGACCCAGCATTAGACCGTCAAACATCTATTTATATCCCAGCAGAAGACGTTGTTGTTCCTTATGGTGCATCACGTATTGAAACCGCTGAACGTGTGACTCATGTCATGCGTAAGACAGAGAATGAAGTATTACGCTTGCAATTAGCTGGCTTCTACCGTGATGTAGATCTAGGTGCGCCAGATACGACATTAGATGAAGTAGAAAAGAAGATTGCTGAGAAGCTTGGCTTCCGTGCTACATCTGATGACCGCTATAAATTGCTAGAGATGCACGTTGACCTTGACCTACAAGGCTATGAGCACACAAATGAAGATGGCGAGGAAACAGGTCTTGCGCTTCCATACGTGGTAACAATTGAGAAAAACACTGGCATGGTTCTTGCAATCCGTAGGAACTGGAGACCTGGTGATAAAACACACCAAAAACGTAACCACTTTGTTAAATACGGATACATCCCAGGCTTTGGATTTTACGATTTTGGTCTAATTCATATCCTAGGTGCCTATGCTAAATCTGGAACTTCTATCTTACGACAACTGGTTGACGCTGGTTCACTCTCCAATTTACCTGGTGGGTTTAAAACTAGAGGACTTAGAGTCAAAGGTGACGATACTCCTATCGCTCCAGGTGAGTTTAGGGATGTAGACGTACCTTCAGGGGCAATGAAAGACAACATTATGCCCCTTCCATACAAGGAACCTAGTCAAGTATTGGCTGGTTTGATGGATAAAATAATTGATGAAGCACGTAGATTCGCTTCAGCTGGTGATTTGCAGGTGTCAGACATGTCATCTAACAGCCCAGTTGGTACAACACTGGCTATTTTAGAGCGCCAACTCAAGACAATGAGTGCAATTCAAGCCCGAATTCACTTCTCTATGAAGCAAGAATTCAAGCTTTTGAAGGAAATTATTGCCGATTACGCACCTGCTGAGTACTCATACGACCCTTCTACAGGCACTCGTAAAGCACGTAAATCTGACTACGAAATGGTCAATATTATCCCTGTTTCTGACCCAAATGCGGCTACAATGAGCCAAAAAGTGGTGCAATATCAGGCAGTTTTACAACTTTCTCAAACAGCGCCACAACTTTATAACCTTCCGTATCTACATCGTCAGATGTTAGAAGTGTTAGGCATTAAGAATGCTGACAAATTAGTAGCGCTTCCAGAAGATCAGTCACCAACAGACCCAGTTTCTGAGAATGCAAACGCATTAGCTAACAAACCATTGAAAGCTTTCCCATTCCAAGACCATCAAGCGCATATCCAAATACATATGGCAGCGATGAATGATCCAAAAATCAAACAAGTCATTGGTCAAAACCCACAAGCTCCAATGATCATGCAAGCAATGCAAGCACATATCACTGAGCACGTAGGCTTAGAGTACAAACGTCAAATGGAACAAGCAATGGGCATGTCAATTCCACAAATTGATGAAGACCATCGTATGTCTCCAGAGGTTGAAGCACAAATCACTCGTTTGGCTGTACCTGCTGCACAAAACTTACTCAATCAAAATCAAACTGCTGTGGCTGCACAACAAGCTCAACAAGCAGCTAACGATCCAGTAGTTCAAATGCAGATGAAAGAACTTCAACTTAAAGCGCAAGAGATTGATATTAAGATGAAGAAGATGCAGATTGAGGCGGCAGCTAAGGCTGACCAAATTGAAGTTGAAAAACAACGTATTGCAGCACAGAAAGAAATCGCTGGCATGCAAGTAGGTGCCAAAGTCCAAGCTGACAAAAACAACTTGGAAGCAAAACAACGTATTGAAGGGATGAGAATTGGTGCTGAAACTGGCAAAGCTAAAGCGCAACTCAACCAACAACGTCAAGCAGAGAAAGCAAGAGTAGCAATAGATGCTGCGAAACATATCACCCAAATGGATATGCAACGTGAGCAAACAAACAACCAACCTTCAAAAAAGGAAAATAAATGAACCAATTAGAAGCGATTCTAAAAGAAATAGATGAGACTGTAGCAAGCCTGCAGGATCATTTAGGTAGAGGCATGGCCAAAGACTATGCTGAATACCAAAACACTTGTGGGAAGATATCAGGTCTCCTTTCCACTCGTAGATATGTAGAAGACCTTAAAAACTATATGGAGAACTCTGATGAGTGAAATCATACTGCCAGGATCAAACCCTGGTGAAGTATTTGAAATAAAACCGATAGAACAGATTGCCGAACCGACTCTACAAAGCGATGAGGATAAAGCAAGCCAATTACCTGAACCCTCAGGATATCGTATTCTTTGTGCTATTCCAGAAGTAGAAAAGGAATATGAGTCTGGGATTATCAAACCAGATATGGCAGTTAAGACTGAAGAACTTTTATCTACAGTATTTTTTGTAGTTAAGCTTGGTCCTGATTGTTATCAAGATAAAGCTCGCTTCCCTAATGGTCCTTGGTGCAAGCCAGGTGACTTTATTCTAGCTAGACCAAACACTGGCACACGACTCAAGATACATGGCCGTGAATTCCGTATTATTAACGATGACTCCGTGGAAGGTATTGTGCAAGATCCACGTGGTATTAGTAGAGCATAGGAGTAAATCATGGCTGACAACTACAAGTTTCCAGATGAAATGGATAACGAAGACGAATTAATTGAAGATAAGATTGAGATTGAAATTGAGGACGATACTCCTGAGGAAGATCGTAAACATGCTCAACCTTTACCAGAAGAGATTGTTAAGGACATTGATGAAGATGATCTAGAATCTTATTCTAAAGAGGCTAAACAACGTCTCTTGCAAATGAAAAAATTAATCAACGATGAACGTAGAGCTAAAGAACAAGCGTTCCGTGAGCAAGAAGAAGCAGTACGTGTAGCCCAATCTTTGTTAGAACGCACTAAGCAACTGCAAGGTAGACTAACTGAAGGTGAAAAAGTATACGTAACAACAGCAAAAGATAGCGTAGCCCGTGAAGTTGACATGGCTAAGCGTGAATATAAAGAGGCTTATGACTCTGGTGATTCAGAATTGCTGGTTGCTGCACAAGAAAAATTGACCCGTGCACAGATGAAAGCACAACAAATTGAACAATATAAACCTCAATTTGATGAAAATGCTTTACAAGAATGGGAAAATAGTGTACAAATACAACAACCTCAAGCACAACCTCAACGCTTGGACTCAAAAACCCAAGCATGGCTAGATAAAAATAGCTGGTATGGCACAGATGAGGATATGAGTTTTCTCGCTATGGGCATTCATAGACGCCTAGAAAAAGAAGGAGTCCCAGCTGGCTCTGACTATTACTGGAGCGTTATTGATACCGAAGTGCGAAAAAGATTCCCAGACAAATTTGCTGGTGAACCACAAGCAGAGACCAAAGACTCTGCCCCTAGGAAGTCCAACACGGTAGTAGCGCCTGCTACTCGGTCCACATCCTCCAAAAAGATCAAACTGACGCAGACACAATTAGCTTTGGCTAAGAAATTCAAATTAACCCCAGAGCAATACGCTATGGAATTAACGAAAGTACAGGAGTCACAAAATGGCTGATACAAGAATTCCCCGTGAAGTAAGCAATCGTCAACAATCAGAGCGTCCAAAAACATGGCGACCACCTGAGTTGTTACCAGAACCAGACAAACAAGCTGGATTTGCTTATCGTTGGATTAGAACTTCAATGCTTAACAATGCGGACCCACGCAATGTCTCATCTAAATTGAGAGAAGGCTGGGAACCTGTGACGATTGAGGAACAACCTAAATTTAAACTATTAACCGATCCAACCAGCCGTTTTGAAGGCAGTATTGAGATTGGTGGCTTATTGTTATGTAAGGCCCCTGAAGAGTTGGTACAGCAACGTATGGAGTATGAAAATAACCAAACAGCTCAACAGGCCGAAGCAGTTGATAATAGCTTCATGCGTCAGAACGATGCCCGTATGCCTCTTTTCTCTGAGAAGAAATCAACGGTCACATTTGGCAATAAATAAACTTTTTTAACTTAGGAGTACAATATGGCTTATCCAGTCATTTCCGCACCTTATGGTTTTAAAGCACTGAACCTTATTGGTAGTCAAGTGTTTGCTGGTGGTACACGTCAATACACCATCCAAAACAACTACAATACCAATATCTTCTTTGGTGACTTTGTAACTGTAACGAACGGCTTAGTAACATTAGCACAAGTAACTTCATCTACATCTGGTAAACAAACCATCGGTGTATTTGCTGGTTGCTCATTCACTAACCCAGTAACAAAACAAAAAACATTCAGCCAATACTACCCAGCTAATACAGCTGCTGGTGATATTCAAGCATTCATTGTTGAAGATCCAGATACAGTATTTAAAGCTGCAATGGTAACTGCTAACGGTGGTTCAGTTTTAGCTTCAGCTTCACAAGCTATCGTTGGTCTTAACTTAGCTGGTTCATACCAAGCTGGTAACACATTGAACGGTGACTCATTGAACGGTTTAGTTGCTCCTACAGCAACACCATCAACAGGTCTTCCATTCCGTGTATTGGCTCTAGTTCCTGATACAGCAACTGCTGTTTCTGCAACTGGCGGTAACGCAAGCACTCCAGGTACAACTATCACATTGACAGGCACAGGTCTTCCTGCTGCTATTCCTCAAGGTGCTGACGTTGCATACTTGTTGAACGGTCAATTAGTTCAAACTGGCGCTTTCGTAGCTAACTCAGGTGGTTATTCAACAGGTACTACTTCTATCACTACTGATAAGAACGTAAGCATTCCTACTGGATCAACCGTTGTATTCACATCATACCCAGAAGTTCTTGTAAAAATTAACTTCGGTATCCATAACTACTACGCAGCTTAAGGAGTAATTTAATATGGCTATCTCTCGTGCACAATTATTGAAAGAGCTATTACCAGGCCTTAACGCTTTGTTTGGTTTGGAATATGCCCGTTACGGTGAAGAACACCGTGAAATCTACGAAACTGAAACCTCAGAACGTAGCTTTGAAGAAGAAACAAAGCTATCAGGCTTCTCAGCAGCACCTGTTAAAAACGAAGGCTCAGCCATCGCTTATGACAATGCTCAAGAAGCTTGGACAGCCCGATACAACCACGAAACTATCGCTCTTGGTTTCAGCTTAACTGAAGAAGCGATTGAAGATAACTTGTATGACTCATTGTCAGCACGTTACACAAAAGGTTTGGCTCGTGCTATGGCTTACACTAAACAAGTTAAAGCAGCAGCTGTTCTTAACAACGGCTTCAACGGTGCTTACACTTATGGTGACGGTCAACCTTTGTTCTCTACAGCTCACCCACTAGTTAATGGCGGTACTAATGCTAATACACCATCAACTCCAGCTGACTTGAACGAAACATCATTGGAAAATGCTGTTATTCAAATCGCAGGTTGGACTGATGAACGTGGTCTTTTGATCGCTGCTCGTCCTAAGAAATTGGTTGTGCCACCAGCTCTTCAATTCGTAGCAACTCGTTTGCTTGAAACTGAATTGCGTGTTGGTACAAACAACAACGATATCAATGCTATTAAGAACAATGGCGCTGTACCAGAAGGTTATACAATTAACCACTTCTTGACAGCTACTAACGCATGGTTCTTGACAACTGATGTACCAAACGGCTTGAAACACTTCGTTCGTACACCATTGCAAAACAGCATGGATGGTGACTTTGATACAGGTAATGTACGTTATAAATCACGTGAACGTTACAGCTTCGGTGTATCAGATCCACTAGGTATCTACGGTTCTTACTAAGCCGCAGTAATAAAGAAGCCCGACCCTAAAAAGTTGGGCTTTTTTTTATTAAAAGTATTTGTTTTATATTGTATTTGTAGTAAACTTAAACTATCTGGGATTCCGCTTTTGCCGCCACTGCCCCAGCAGACGATGCAACGATTGGTAAAAGCTCTTTTGCATAAGGAAATATATTATGGGTCGCTCTACTTTTGACGGTCCGATTTTATCGGGCGATAACCGTTTTGGTCCACAACGTGATGTTGGGTACGCAGAATTGGTTCAACAAGCATTTATTGATTTTGCTGTTACAACTCCACAAACTCTTGGTTATTCAGGTGGTTCTGGTGTATTTGTTACATCAAATGGCATTCCAAACGGCGCAGCTACAATTTATACACCACAAGGTGGTAACTATAGCAGCACAGGTCCTACAGCAGCTTCAGCGCCTACAGCTGACGCAACTGGTACAATTTACCGTGGTGTTGTATTCCTAATCCCACAAGGTTCAAACATTACTGACGTATACGTTGATGTTGGTGCTATGCCATCTGATGGCACACATACAGTAACTTCAATCCAACCATATATCTCTAATAACTTTGCTACAACTACTGGCGTATACGGCACAATGGCTGCTATTACTTCAGCTGGCCGTGGTACAGCAACATTTACAGGTACACAATTAGACTATGCAAATGGTACATTGCAAGACGTACAAAACTTGCAACCAGGTACACAACCTTCATGGTTCTCACAAGTTGTTGTAACAGTTAAAATGACTGTAGCTTCATTGACAGCTCCAACATCAGGTCAAATGAACATTACATTGCGTTATGCTCAACAAGACTTGAACATTGGTAACGGCACAACATACCCATACGGTAACTTTGACTAATTAATCTAAGGGGACTTCGGTCCCCTATTATCAATTCAGGAGATTAATTATGACAATGCAATATGACGTAAAAGCTGCCTATGCTGGTACTTTTCCTGCTCAATTATATACAGGCCGTGCAAGGCTAAAACAAGCAGTATTTGTTGGTACTGGTACTGCAGGTACAGTTACTTTTTATGATGGTACAGATAATACAGGTCCTATCCTGTGGCAATCTAAAACTAGCTCAGGTGTTCAGCCATTCCAAGTTATTATTCCTGGTGAAGGAATTTTGGCTTACAACGGTATTTATGTTGCAGTTACTAATGTAACATCTGTTTCTATTTGTTACGGCTAGGTGATATATGAGTGTTCCTGCTGAATTAGAAACCGCTAGAGAGTTGGCCACACATGCTAATGAAATCAAACATTTACAAGCAGATATGGACAAAATGGTTAAAGATATGCAAGAAATTAAAGATACACTTGCAAAAATTAATGATACATTGTCAGCTGCTCACGGTGGTTGGAGAATGCTACTTGCCGTTGGCAGTGCCGCTAGTATTGTTGGCGGATTAGTAGCTTGGTTTATTGAACATGCAAGCAAATAATTATGCCTAGCAAATCTAAAGCACAACATAACTTGATGGAAGCGGTAGCTCATAGCAAATCTTTTGCTAAAAA